TTTCCAGTGTTAACTAACTTAACAACATCACCATTGAAGATGTTTGCTGCGTAGCCAGAAGCAATAGGAAACTGTCGAGTAGCACCAGCAAATACCCTTCCACCGACCAGATTGACCGGTTTCAGACCGTATGGGCCTGATACAGTAGGATAAGCCATTAGAGACTCCTCAAATTAAAGTTAGATTCCTTTACCAAAAGTAACCTTCGTCTTCCGCTCGTTAAATAACGGCATACGAGGGTCGTTCTCTCTCATGAGGCTGTTGTCTACAGAAAGGATCTGAGCATTATTTTGATTTTCATAATGTTCGTTTCGCTCTTCCGGTAGTTCAGACGGAGCTTTACAAAGCATCAGACCGCCGATTACAACATTGTCTTTGAACCGTTCGTTTTCAACGGCGACCATTGTAATTTCGGGATGATCTTCTGCCCTTACAGGCTCCCAGCCTTCACGGAGTTTGGACGAAACATTAGTGGCGTCAACTTGACCTTGCGTGCTTACACGAACCCATTTAAAAGCGTATCCGTCTTCGGGGGTAGGTGAAGGCAGGACTTCTGGTCTTGACCATCCTCTTTTACGGACTGTTTTTTCACGAGTCGTTTGTTCACGATCTATTCTATTCTGAGCCATTATTGTTTCCTCATGTCTATAGCAACCTGTTTGGCGTATTGTTCGGGGGTGAGACCCAACCGTTTAGCAACTGCAACTTGTGTTTGCGTTAACCTAATTTTTTTAGGGGCTGTGCTCCGCGTTGCGGGTGCAACCACATTAGTTTGTCGCTTCCGTTGTTCTGGTTCACCAACATCCTCGAAATTATCGGGGAAGATCTGTCGCATACGAGAATTAATCTTCTCGTAGTAATCGTCACTTTGAGGACTTACGCCCTCTTTGACAAGTTTTGTATGCAACCCCAGCGCAAAACTTGTCATTTCATCATCTTGTCCGAACCACGTATTGGATGCTGCCCAATCGTTTGCTCGGTCGTCAATAGGTGCTGGGGCGAATTGTTCTTGGATTTGCTCTGTTTGTACAGGAGTTTCTTCCTGTTGTAAAGCGGGACTTTTAAGGTTACCAAGCCTGTCAGACTTTATCTTGGCGTTAGTTAACTTCTCTTGTGCGTCAAGAAGTTTATCAGCATCACCTGCTTCATACGCCTCTTTATAAGCGCGTTTAGCAAGGATTGCTTCACCTGCAGCCGTACGTTTAGCCTGCTCTAGAAGGATTTCTTGGTTCTTATCAACCGTACCCTTAAGCTGTTTATTCTCGTCAACAAGCTGTTGAGCCAGTCTTTCAAGTTCTTGGCGTTCACGTAAGGCAGTTTCTTTAGCCCGTCTTTCGTCATGATACCCTTTACTGAAGTGCTGAATACGCTTACGTACTTTTTCAGAGTAGTCTTCAAGCTCCTCGTCAGTAACGTCCTCTGGTGGTTCCGCAGGCTTACGATTTCGGTCAGCTTTTGGCGTGTCGTCAAGCACTTCAACTTCATAATCTTCTTCCTCTACAACCTCTGCTGTTTCTTTTTCAGGTTCTGGTTGAGGTTTTCCTGATACGTCGATCTCCGTAGCACTTGAAGATTCAATATCAATGTCGGTACTTTCCTCGGTTTCATCCGGGAAATTAAATTCTACTTTTTGAAACGGCATGTTAACTCCTTATGCTCGCGTGATACCACGCGGATCTGCCACAATAGCTTCAATAGAATCATCGTTCATCAAACGATACTCTACCCCACCAACCTTGAACCGAGTGCCCGTGTTCATACGGAACATCACATAGTCACCCGCTTGGCACCACGGGCCTGTTGGGAACCGATCTTCGTCAGAATAGGCTTGCTCGCCCATATCCAACACAAGGCCGATAATCGACATAATGTGTTCTTGGTTCATTGTAGTGTTAGATTTGAGCAGTCCGGTTTCCCCAAACGTCTCTTCTACTTGCGGTAACGCGACCAGAACTCTATACCCTACGGGTTTAGGTAGCTGCGCCTCGATCTCTTCAGGTGTTAACATCTCTTCAGGTGTTAATGTTTCTATTGCTTCACTCATCATACTCTTCCATATTGCGCGAGAGGTCTTCTACATAATTAATACAGGCTTCGAGACCCCGAACCATACCTGTAACTTCCTTATACTGAGCGAAGTCTTTAGCTCCACCCCCTCCAAGAAATTGTAGTGCAGAGGATTTATCTTCCTCGAATTTATCTTTAAGCACGTCTAAGACGGTTTTAGCCATTACTGACCCTTATTCTGTTGGTCTATTAACCTAAGCAGTTCTAGGTTTAGTTTGTCTGTGTTCTCAGTCGTTGACTTCGCCAGCTTCAACCCGTCTTTTTGGGCTTCCAGCGTAAGTTCTTCTTTATCAAGTTGTAGTCGTTTCGTAGCAATAGCCGAATCAATGGCTTCTTTCTGCCCTCTTCGTTGCTCTTCAGACATACGGATTTGGATATCTGCAGCGTTCTTCTGGGCTTTAAGCTGTACTTCCTGCTCTTTAATCGCCACTTCTTTCTGCTGTAACTGGAACAGTGGGTCTTGCGCTTGTTGCTGCGCTGCCTGTTGTGCCTGTTGCTGCTGTTTACCTTGCGTAAGTTGCGTCCCAGCCTTAGCCATAAGCTGTGCTAGGGTAACTTCGATATCTTCTGGCAAGTCTTCGTTCGGTGCAGGGAGCGGTGCGCCCATCTTCTCTTCGATCTGCTTGCGGTACTGGAAGCCTAAGTGTTGCGCTAAGTGCGCTTGTAGAGCCGCCATAATGGCTTGACCCTGCGGGTTTTGACCAATCATCTGAGCAACCATAGGGTCTTGCATAAACGACTGGTGGGTCGCCATGTGCGCTTCATGGTCTTGGTAAATGAACGCTTTCATCGGTTTTCCAACCAGCGCATCCATGTTCTCACTAACCGGATCAGTGGGTCTAAGATCGTCTTCAGTCGGAATCAACTTATCCGCATTCTTAACACCCAGTACCTCAATCATTTGCCGATGTAACTGCGGCAGGTCGTAGATCTGTGGAGCCTGTTGCGACATCTGGAGTACCGCTTGGTACTGTACAACCCGCTGCGCCATCGTAGAGCTGTTTGGATCACTGACGGGGATCACGTCCACCATCATATAATCCGCTACCCTAGCACTAACTTCTCCACGTACGGGAATATAGTCGTACTCGGTAGGTGCATACTCAGACATGATTGTCTTGAGCATCTTGAACTCTTGCTTCATGGCATAATGAACACGCGCTTGTACTGCAGCCATAGGCTTAAGCGTACGCTCTAACAGCGCCAGCGTCGTTCCTACCGGAGCGTTAGCCGACATGTCAGATATGTTCATATCACTGATAGCCCCTAACCGGCGGCCCTCAGTTGTAATCTGGTTCAATAGGGCGAGAAGAGTCTGGCTTGGCTCTTTGTACGGAAGTGGCATAATGTTGTCGCGGATACTACCAGACGGTACATCCACATCCTTCCATTCCCCCGGCTCGATGGGCGAGTCATCACCCTTGATCCGTAAGCCACGAGACTTCAACCCACCGGGAAGGTTAGACAGCGTACCGGCATCGACCAACTGACGAATCAGCGAGGTACCTGCACGAGCATACCCACCGATAATGTGGATCAAGCCAAGGCCGTAGAACCCAAACCCCGGTACATAGACGTAGTGCACGAAGTGCTGACGCTTCAACATCAACGGGTCTTCTTCGCTCCAGTTACGTCGAATCGCTAGAACATTACCCGTACCACGTTCAATCGTGACAACGTAAGGCTTTGCAATCTCGTCTTCATCTTCGTCGATACCTTCAATAATAAGATCTGCGTGTACCTCGTATATCGCATATCGATCATCGTCAGTAATAGAGTAGCCACCTTCTTCGGCCTTCCTCTTCTCAATGTCTGTATGGAACGGCTGTGGATCACCGAGGTCTACCTCTCTGTAGAACCCCATCGCTTGTAGCTTCTTCAGCTCGTTCTTGGTCTTCCGCATGACGTGGGTAACACGCTCTGCAGTCTCAATATGGGACGCGCCGTAGGGCACGATAACGTCTTCGGCAGGAATATAGATAGCTACCTGACGCCCTAAACTCGGGTCATAGTAGACCTTCTTAAACGCAGACCCCGCCAGTCCTAGGCTGTATAAGAGGCGTTCATGCTCTGGCCGATACTCAACCATGCGCTCAGTCAGCTCATAGTTCATATCTGCTTTTACCCTGTCAGCAGCTTCGGCTTTCTCGGGTGTTTCCTCTCCTAGTACCTTTACACGTACGGGGCCAGCGGCTGGGAAAGTCTCGCTCATCGTCTCTGCTTGGAAACGTATCGCGGCTTCGGCCAGTACAGTAGAGTAAACCCCGCAGGCACCTTCCCACGGGTCTGTGCGCTCTTCGTACTTGAACCCTAATACGTCTAGTCCTTTGACGAACGTATCAGCCCAATCTTTTCGGCTTTCGGTATCTGCATCGATCAGCCCAATTAAATCCTGTGCAAGCCCCTGTAGATCATTATCATCTAACGCTTCAGCAAGGTTGGCATCAAACCCCATGAGGTCTGCTTCGTTTGCATCAGGGACTAACGTGATCTCCATGCTGCCATCAGACAACGTAACCATTTCAGGATCAACGATCTCGATCTCTAACTGTGCACCCATCATATCGCCGTCCATCATCTCGCCTTCGAGCAGATCATCGATACCTTCTGGTGCAGCGTACAAGCCTTTTTCAATTGCCATAATTTATACTCTTAGTAATACCCGCCACGTCGTTGTTTAAAGTAACGTATGTCATCAGGTTCATCAGTTGGTAAGCGTATGAATCCACCTTGCCTAAAACGCATTAGTGCCATGACGGTCGAATCCAGTAGGTCATCATGGATCATAAAGGGAAATCCAGCAATCTCTTCAACTACTTCTTCTGCCCAGCGAGTTTCGGGCACCCAT